TTAGTTGGTTCGTGATATAAAACAGCATCTAAATATGCTTGGTAAACTACATTTGGGTATTGTGGGTGTGGATTTAGTGTGATAGGAATTTCAACTCCCACTAAATACCATCCTCGTTTGGAGAAATATTTTGATTTATTTTTTGCAAAATCGCGGATGATTTCTATTCCATCATCATAAAATTCTCTAAGTTCTGTTGGATTAGAAAAATGTTGTTTGTTATTTGATTTATATTGTTTGGCGTATTCTTCTCGTAATGTATCCTCGAACATTTCTGAGGTATTTATTTTATCTGCTGCTACTCCACTTTGTTCATAAAATGTGGTTAGGTAATGTTGGATAACCTCATGTATGGCGGTACCGAATACAGTATGGATTGTGGAGGTGAATTGTTTTTGTCCTTCTTTATATTGTAAAGACCATTTTTTTGAACATTCAGAATACATTGAAAATTGTGAAAAAGAAATAAGTTTTTCACTTGTCCAATCTATATCACGTTTAATTTTTCCTCGTATATCTTTTACGATTTGGGGGATAACCTTTTTCTTAGCCATTTATTTAATATAAGAATGTTTTTTTATATTTCCAAGGAAAAAGAAACCTCCATAGTAGCGAACGTTGGAGGTTTTCACCGTCACGGTTTTGTAACGGTCCTAAATATTATTTTATAATTCCGGCTCTCAATTGCCATAATTTTATTTCTTCAATATTTTCTTGAGAACCGATTATATGTGAATAATCTCTCATTCCTAAAGTTGAACCCATGCGAGATAGATCAATTGCATTTTCCGCTACGCGATGTAGATCCATATCGTCTTTTGCATCTTCTCTAGCATATTCTAGAAGACGGATAAAAAGTGGAACGTCTAGTTTTATGGTGTCTTTTGGGTTCATATGTTTTAATAATTAAAAACAAATTCTGCTACTTTATTTGGGTTAGTAGATTGGAAAATTCCATCTTCACTCTCATCATCTTCTCCATAAACAAAATAATAAGGAGTTTCATCTTCGTCTTCTTGGGTTGAGGCTGTTATTAATAAACCTTTAAACTCAATTTTATCTCCGGTAAAACCAAAATCTCCTAGATTTTTAATTTTTTTAACCAATTCTTCTTTCCCTATGTTAGAATCCATTTCCTCATTCATTTTACCTTTTGAAAAATGTTCAAAGGCAATTTCATAGTCTGTTTTTTCACGATCAAAAATATTTCCAACCATTTCCATACCAACAAAGTTTTCGTTTAGTGATTCTTTCATATCATTATCAAATACTTTTACTTCATCCTCTAAATCACCTTTAATTGAATCAGATTGTTCTTTATTATTAGATAACTCTATTACTACTTCATTTCCTAAATTTCTAACTGTATCTACAAATACTTCATCTCCTTTTTTAAAGATTCCAAAATTAGTAGTAGCAAAGTATTTTCTATCTTTTTCTATTTGACTAAATTTTAAGTTCTCATTTAGGGGGGATTTATTTTTTTTCAGTTTGGCTTTATATTCACTTTCTGTGATGATGCCTGAAAGCATTTGCATGCGTAGTATTTCTTTGTTCATTTTTTATATTTTATTATAAATATTATGAATTTTTTTTCTCCAACATTGTTTTTACCTTTTGTAGGTAAAGAATTGCGTCCATATGTTCTTCCAAAGCGTGGTTAATGTAATCTATGAGTTCTAAATCGGTACGATCTAAATCACATCCGTATTTGTTTTTTCCAAATTCTGCTCTTTCAACAAATTTATCAATTATTGAATCTACAATTGAATCTGTAACTTGAATTTCTCTATTCATTTTTTTAATAGTTTATTTGCTTCTTCATCATTAATTCCCATCTTGTAAAGTATCTCTAATATACCTGGTTTTCGGAGTATATCCATATATTCTTCGGCTTCTCCAATCCCACATTCAAAATATTTTGCTATATATTCTGCTACTGTTTTGTTTTGGGTTTTCTTTTTAGAACCAATCCACTTAAGGTATACTTTTCTTTTAGGTAACATTTCTCTATAAATTGAATATATTTGTTGTTTTTTATCGTATGGGATTTTTTGAATATAGTTTACTAGTTCTATATAATCCAGGGACATAGATAAATATTTGTGGATCATAAATGTATTCCATTTATCCCAACTTTCCAACGAAATGTTTTCAATAGGGGATTTATGTTGGGTGATTTCTTCCAACCACCCAAATAAATCTTTTATATGTTTTTGTTTACTCACAAAGATATATCTTTATATTCTTCACGTAGTTCTGGTGGTAAAGAATCTACTAAAATTTTACGTGTATCTAAATCATAGAATACTGGTATGGGGATGAGAGCATCTTCATCTGATCCAATTACGAATTTTGAGATTTTTCGGATAATAAATCCTTGAGCAAATAGATTACCTCCATCAAACCCAGTTACTGGGGTTGTTGTGGTAAAATCAATGTTTAATTGTGGTTGTTGTGCTTGCATTACTTTTGTGTTTTAGGTGTCCAATTTTCAATTACCTCGTGAAATACTGGGGTGCGTTGAGTAAATGTGTTTTCTCCAAATTTGATTTCTTCGGTTTTGTACCCATGCCTGTAAACTTTCTTTCCTGCTAGATATGCTTTCAAGTGTTTTTTTTCTTTCATGGCTTCATCACGGTTTTCAAATCCGTTTAGTTTTCCTCCGAATGAACGAGTGTGCTCGTCCGATAGATAAAATGGTTTGTTTTTCATATAACTTATTTATTTGTTTTGCTGTTTATAATCTATAAAAAATCCTATTGCTACTATTACATTTAAACCTATTGAGGTTAATATTTCATACATGTCTTGATAAACATTAGTTGTTAAGTGGATATGTCCTACCATCCAAAATGGAATAGCTAGATTTTGGGAAATCCAAACAACTAAATATTTTACGAAATTCATTACAAAATATCCAATATTTTATAAGCCCATATATAGTTATGGGAAGAATTATTTTTAATTTTTTTATTTTTATTTCTTCTGCAGCAATTATTTATCGCTGTATAGTTTATATTTAATTCTTTAGATGCTAATTTTCCAGTTTCCCATTCTTTTATAAAATTCCCATTAATATCATATTGGATTACGGGTTTTCCAAAAGATTTAGAGCAAGAAATTGATAAATTATGTTTATGGGTATCGGACTTTATTTTACCTAAAGCTGATTCTTTCATTTTTTGGATGCATTCTTTATTTCTTTTTTTCCCTTTGTGGGATTTAGACATTTTATTTTTTGTTTTTATTGTATGTTTATTACCTAAATTTGGTTTTCTCAATGAGGCTAATTCTGAAAATTTTTCTTTTACATATTCATATCCCCTACTGGATAAGTTTTGGGGTTGTTGTTTGGTCCATTTTCTTTTTCCTATAGTCATCAACCACAAAGCATACCATAATCTTGGGTGATTTGGGTATATCTCACAAAGTAATCTATGGCATAAAAAATGTTCACGGGCTGTCAACTCAACAATATTTTCCTTTACGTCCAATCCTCCAATACATTTTGGGATTATATGATGTCTTTCAACATATCCCTCTAGTTTGCGTGGTTGGGCACGTTCAATAATTTGATTGTATATTTTTTGATAATTCATATTTTATTATAAATATTGATGTAGATAAGGAGATATATCTTTTACAAAAAACAATTAAATATTATCTAGTATCTTAGCAATACATGCTAAGAAACATATTTCTTTATCCACTAAAGATACACTTTGAAACATATGCTCGTTTACTATAATAGTCACGAGTCCTTCTTTCCCATTTGCAAATTTTAATGAATCCCCAAATAATTTATTATATAATGAGTCGAAATCTGATAGATCATTATCAGCTATTAGTTGTCTAATTATGGTGAATGATTTTGGGTTTGGTTTAGATAATTCTACTATTATTTTATCTTCTGCATCTGTACTATTGTTTAGTTGAGATGATAAAACTAGTTTATTATTTATAATGTGTTTTTGAGTGGTATTAAATGTTCTACGAATATCTGGGTAGCAATTATTAATTATTTGGGCTAGATCTGATGTTTCAAATTCAATTTGTTCTGTCTCTAGAATATTTTTTAAATGAAGAGCTACTGCTTTTTTACTAGGTGGTTTTAGATTATAATCCTCTAAACGTGAGCGTAGCGGTTCTATCAAACGTTCTGGATAGTTTCCGGTTAATATGAAACGAGTGTTTAAACTATATGTTTCTAACATATTCAAAAGCAATACTTGAGATGCTTGTAGAATATGGGTTGCTTCATCTAATATTACAATTTTTGGAGCACTTTTGAATGACATGGTAGAAACAAAAGGTAATATTTCAGTTCGAATATCATCCATAGAGCGTTTATCTGTTGCATTTAAGTAGAGATAATCGCAATCTATATTTTTGGCTAGTATTTTAGCTAGTGTTGATTTACCAGAACCTGCTTTTCCATAGAAAAATAGGTGGGGTATATTTTGTTCCTCTATCCATGTTTGGATTTTCTGTTTAAAATTCTCGTCACATATATAACCCTCAAGTGTTGATGGGCGGTAACGCTCGTTTAAGATATAATGTTCTTTTTGCATAACCTTAATATATAAAAAAAGCCTGCCATAGGCAAGCTTTCTTTATTATTTGTAGGAATATATTACTATGAAGAGCAATAATGTTTTTAATCGAAAGCAGCTCTTACCCAAGATTGAATATCTTTAATTTTAGGGTTGTTTGTGTTTCCTCTAGCAATTTCCTTCTGTAGCTTAGCAGCATAACTTTCAAACTCATCTACATCTATTCCTTTATTTTTTAAAGCTTCTTCTCTTTCATCATCCTCCTCCCAATATTCATTTGGGTTTCTTCCTGTAAGGATATTTGCTAAAATATGTTTAGCAGCATAAGGAATATCATACACAGCTCCTTCGGGTCCATCTGCTTTCTTTATTTCCTTAAATCTTGCATACATAGCATCTTCAAAAACTTTTCGTTGGTTAGAGGTTAATGTTACTTCGGCACTTCCCGGTGTTGGATATTGTTTTCCAACTTTACCCCTTGAATCTATTTCTTCAACTTCTTTTTTATATTGACCTTCTGTGATTATACCAGCCAACATTTGCATACGTAATTGTTCTTTTGTCATTGTATTTATATTTTTATTATACATATTATTAAAGATAAAAAAAAAAATGAAAATGTTTTCAGATTTTTTAATTTTTTATTCCTATCATTCTCAATTGCCCATGATGCCAATATCTATCTAATGTGGCTTTATCTACTGGGGTATCTATCCATTTATCTCTCAATTTATAATTAGTGTATCCACTTTTTGGATCACTATATGAGGTATGGATATTACCATCTCTATCTGTCCAATTATATTCGTTTGCTGTAGTATAGTATGTGCTATCTGGGGTGCCTCTTCCATTATCTGTGGTTAGGGGGAGGAGATTGTTTAAATAGCGTTCTCTATTTATTGTATCTTCTCTGTTGGATTTTTCTCTAAAGCTTTTTCCCCAAAAATCATTGCGGTATTTTTTTACTATTTTAGTAACTTTACTTTTTTCTTGAGGTGTTAAAGGTCTACCCATTACATTTTGAATATAATCTTTAGCATCATATTCGTGATAATGTTGGTTTTCTTGTGTGTAGGGATTATCTTGGAAAAACATTTCTACTTCAGATGTAATATCAATGTCTTCCTTTAAG